GGTTTGCATGGATAAATTTCACCATTCACTCCACGAATAATGTAATCTCCTGCGCTTGCCTTCATCGTCCCTTCGAGCGTTTTTATTTCACACCACGCCGGGTTCTCGTGAAATTTTCCAAAATCATGCGTGATTATAGTATTATTTGTCACTGCATCCCAAAACCAATCTTCTCCCACAAGTCCCCGCTCATTGAGCTGAAACGCTTCAATTGCAACGGGCTTTTTTCTATACTTCATCATTTCCTCCTTTCAACCAGTTCGCTACCACATTCACATCAATCGCCCCTGTGCGGTTCATACGTACCGTATTTCCATCCAAAAGGACCACAGTGGGCAATTTATCAATATGATACTTCTCTGCCTTCCATGGCTCTTTCCATGCGTCTATGTACTCAATATGTTCAGCGCCGGCCAGCTCTTCCAGCGGAGTAACAAACTGCTTTTCGTAAAACCGACATGGCGGGCACCAAGACGCATGAAAAAATAACAGCATTCTCATAAGCATCCCGCCTCCTCAAAAGCGCTCTTCATCTTAGGAAACTGAATAGACAGCCAATCAACCATTTCCTCGCAGACCCAACTACAGCATGTGTCTAAGCCGGATTCAAACAAAAATGCATGGATGATTTCATGTCGCTTCACCTGTTGCTGGTAATACAGCAGACTTTCCTTCATTCCTGGTTTCTTTTCTTTCATTTCATCAACAACTACCTTTTTTACGCTTGTGTCGCAATAACCGTCATTATTTTCAAGGACGGTATCATCCGTTTTTGGCACCTCCTGCAAATTGTACACCGTTCCAAGTACCTTTACCTCCATAGCCACCTCCTAAAAATGGATACAAAAATACCACCGGCCATTTCTGACTGGTGGTAACTACTCATGCTATTCTATTTTCGAGATCAATATCAAGTCCGAATTCTTTTAAATCCTGATCCCTGATATCGAGTTCCGTTCTTAAGATGTCTAACATTTCATAATACGCAACCTTTCGGCCTGCGCAATATGGGTCATCTTTATTCTTCTTGCTTTCCTCTGCTGCCTCGTTTGCATTTTCCAGCAGCCTTGAAACCATATATTTAATTCCTTCTTTTGTCAATGCATCAGTCATCATAATCACCCCTTGCTTTTAGTTCATCTATTCTGTCCTGGATAGACTGGTTAAAGTTCCGGATCTCTTTTTTCCAATGCTTTTTCAGTCCTTCCTGCTCCCATCTGCTTTTCTCATTCCAGTCAGAGCAGTGGGTTTCCGGATGTTCCAGATAATCTTCATGCTCCTTAATCCGCTTTTCATATTTTCGAATTGCACGTTTTAATGAGTTTGATTCCTGTTTTTTAATATCACTTTCTGCGAAGAACTGCAAATCCATCTTTAATCTGCTTTCTTCTCTTTTTATTATATCAGAATCTCCGTCCTTTACAACGGATTTTTTGAAGTATTTGTCAACAGTATCTAGCACCTGCCGTGAATAAGTCACATCTGAACCGAATCCATACGGGATTTCCATGCCGAGTTCATGCATTTTTGCAAGAGCAAATGATTCCGCAAAGAATTCATCAAGCTCCGAGTCCGCATAACCGCTTATACTTTTTGCTTCTCCTTTTGCATATGCCTTCCTGTATTTCGTTCGGATCTTCTTAATTTCTTTCCAGAATTCTCCGTCATCTGCCAGGCCGTATTTTTCTAGTTTACTCATGGATATGCTATGCGCAAACTCATGTATTGTTGTACTTATTTGTCTGGAGCTGAGAACCATATTCCCTGCAAGATCTACAGCTGAAGTTCCCACTTTATTCCTTGATCCGGAAGAAACCGTTGCCAATCTCGTATCATACTCTGTGGCGAGCCTGCTGATCATATCTTTGTTTTTATCCCATCTCGCATCAGACATGCTATCATCAAAAATTATCTCTTCTCCGAATTTGTTCACGGGCTTTTGCAGATCAGATTCGCTTCCCAGCCTATTTGCAACCTTCTGCGCTTCGCCGTTCCCATGCCGCTTCTCATAATCATCAAGCCATTTTTCACGATCTGAAATATGCGGAGTAGCCGTACAGTGACACCAGGCATGCATGGGTGGAAAATTTTCTCCGGCCACACGTTCACTCCACTTAAATATCTTTCCATCCAGATCATCACAGATATCTCTCCAGCCGTTTCTCCGCGGCTTGTCATATTGTACCCTAAACACATATTCTTCTGTGTCCTCTTCGAACGCCGCAGCCCTTGCTTCGTTCATCACGTGAGTGCCTTCCGTATAAACCAATCTATACGCATCATTCCGAGTTACTTTCTGAAATCGCTGTCTAAGCTGTCGGACAATTCGGGCATATGAATCACCTCTTACAAACGCCTGGGCAATGTCCGTATTAAGATATTGCGCAAGCTTCTCTGTATTTCCCCAGATCCTCTCGCTGAAATCTTTTCCATTGCTCCACTTGGAATTTACAATCTTTTTAACCAATTCGGAATCCTCGGAATAAAAATTCTTTCCATACCCTAACGTTTCCGCTACGGTGTTCGCGTTTAGTGCGGCCTGCCTGTTCAGATGCTCGGTGATCTGTTCAATCTCAACAGCGCCGATTTCAAGTTGCTGCATCCGAACAGAATACTGCAGTCCCTCCAAGCGGTTCAGCTTATAAATTGATTCCCTGATAGGCATCAGATGAGCATATTCCGGATACTTTTCTGCAAATGCATCCATCTGCTCTATCAGAAGCCGCTTATCTTCTTCCGGAAGCTCTTCCATCAGCCTCCGATACTGGATCACATTATCTGTACCATACTGTTCATAATACGCTGCAATCTGCTTTTCCAGTTTTCGGTATTCCGTATCAAAATAGGACGAGAGCCGCTTCTTCAGCCTTTCTTCGTCCTTCTCTAATGATTTATTCAGTTGCTGTTGTCTCTTCTGCCAGTAACTCATCTTCCTCAGTCACCGTCCTGTTCGTAGGATAGTTTGTTTCATACGCCGTCGAATCCTGTTCCTCTTCTATCCTCTGCATCTCCTCATCCACATTGTCCACCACAGACAGCACCTTGAGCTGCGTCTTCCGACTGGTAATACCCGCCAGGTTTCCTGCAATCTGGCTTTCATCCAGAAGATTGGCTGGAAAGTTCGGCGTGAACTGATAGTGAAGCTTTACCCAGTCATCTGACTTCATCCCCGACCGCGGATGACTGAAGATCAGCTTGTACCTCCGGTTCATCCCGGATGTGAACTTCCGTTCCTTCGTCTTCGCCAGATTGCTCATTGCCTGAAGCTTGTACTTCAGGGCGATTCCAGAGGATGTTCCAAAATTCTCATCTGAAATATTTGCGACCATGCTGATCTGAAATATAAGTTTTTCCAAACGGTCAATCAAGTTCTCCTGAGTTGTATCACCATTCGGTTTCTGCAGGAAATCAACTTCCAGGCCGCTTCTGTCATAATTTCCCGGGAAGTTAATAATCCGATTGGAACGTATCTCTTTTATTCCTTCTTCATCCAGCTTTGCCCCGAGAACTTTCATGTAGGCGTCCGCAAAATAATCCACGTCGTTCGCTTTCTCACTGATTGCCTTATTGTAAGCGTCAATCATTGTCAGAACTGGTTCGAAAATACCGATCTCCTCTTTGTTCTCCCGGTATTCTGCCGCAGGGACACCGGCAAAACCATGTTCTTTTTCGTAATCCTCAAACTGAATCTTGCCCTTCAAGACAAAATAGCGCACTTTCTCATCATCAGACACACTGCCGTGAAGCACGTTATCTGAATCCATGTACGTCCGCACAAAATACCTTGGCCGTTCCAGAACCGAGTCATCATAAATCATAAATGCGTCCATAGGCGAGACATATGTAATGCAGATATTTGCCTCATCATCCGTATAATACATCTCATACCCTTTTCCAAAAATATCACACAGCTTTGACAATTCTGAATTATTATCGTCCTGGTCATTGTACTGATCCAGCATCTCGACATAATTGTTTACTTTCTCATCTTCACTGGTAATTTTGATCGGAATGCCAATGAAAAATCCATTCATAGTATCAACAATATATTTTGCAAAGTTCACAGCAATCCGATTATCCGGCTTCCAATCCGGTTTCGGAACCTGGCGAAAAATCGGATAATCTGTCATATATGCATTAAAGAGTCTCTGATATCTAAAAGCAATTTCCGCATTATGTTTCCGAAGAAATTTACCCAGGTTTTCAGGCGTAAGTTCTTCATCCGACGGTAATCTAAACAATTTATATTCCTCCCTTCACCGGGTTGTAGTACGCACGTGTTTCCATTTTTCTGATCAGGCTGGCTGCCGAGTCCGGAGAATCGTCATGGTCTGCAAATTCCGAATAATCCAGGATTTCATTAATGTATTCCGGATCCGTGTCCTCCAGCCATATAATTCTTTTCCAATTTTTCCGAAGATAGGTTGATATCTTCACGAACTTATTCATTGACTCACTGTATGGATCAACGTAATAACCAAGGCCACTCAGTTCCTTCGCCAGATATCCCTTATCCGCATTCTTCTCACAGGATATTGAGCCGGCTCTGAATTGTTTGTGGTAGATTCCAATCTCAGGCAGGCAGTCATCCACATGCTTGTTCCAGCGCTTCCCGAATCCAATAATCCGGCCATCCTGAAGTTCTTTCATTATCGTGTACGCCGTTCCGTCCTCGCCGTCATATGCGGCGTCTATGTGCGCCATTCCGCCGTATATGGCCTTCTTATCGCTGGTAAACTGTGGATTCTGGAACATTGCATCCTTATCCGCGATATGCTTTAATTCATAATTGGCAGCGAAAAGGCTGTCCGACATAGACT